ATAGTTCTTGGTTTTTGTGCTACTTGGTCTCCATTCATCATTTTACCTTTGTTTGTGTAGTAGCCATATTTTTCTAATTTTTTAATTGCAGTTTCAGTTGCTTTTGGTTTTAGTCTTGGACTTTTAATATCTAATCCAACACCTTCAAATTGAACGTACACTTCACGATTCCAAAAATGTCTGCAAGAACCACCACCTTTATACAACCATACTGAATAAGTATCAGCACCACCTCTACCCCAACCTGGATTGACTGGTTTAGTTCGCATTTGCATTATATCTTCTTTACGATATATTTTGTTTTTTTCTAACATTTTAGAACAGAAATCCCTTGTATCATCTCGAAGTTCACCTTTATATCTGTATCTTGTATAGAATTTAACACCGTCTACTGTAATATCTTGTCTACTTTTTGCATTTGGTCTTGCTATACCTTGTGTGACAAACTTATATATCTTTGATAAGGTGCTTCTATCTTTGCTACTTTTGTTAGCTTTTGCTATAATTTGGTCTAATTCTTCTTCGTTGTCATAGTCTACTTCGCTTTCGTCTATTAGTAGCCAGTCACTTGGCACATCTTCACCAATTTCGTCTATTAATTCTTCTAAATTAAATTCTTTAGTTACACCGTCTTTACTAAAACTATATCCAGTTTCTTCTTCTTTTTCTTCAGCGTCTTTATATCCGTCTAAATCTTTAAATTCTAAAGGTTGTAAAGTCCTAAAATATAAGTTTAATGCAATACCATTGTAAGCTAATATTTTATTAATAGCGTCTATTATAACACCTTGCATTGGTTTTATATTTAAGTTTTCAAATAAAATAGAACTATTTTTTAACTCGTCTGCATTTGAACTAAAACCATTTGCGTTTGCTATTCCAAATAATAAAGGACTTGTAACATTGTGTCCTAACATTATTTTACGTAAACATTCTTCACTTAAATAAGTGTAATGGTCTGGTGCGTCATTTAGTTGTATGTCATCTATTGTAGTCTTGCTTGTTTCATCACTATTAAAAGCTACTATTACTTTTTGACCGTGTGAACCAGTAAGCTTTGACATTACTTTATTTGAAATAATGTTTTGTTGTTCTTCTGTTGGTATTCCATTGTTAAAGTTTACTACTTTAGTACCACTAAAACCATTTTGTACTTCGTTTATTAAGTAGTCTGAAATTTCTTCTTCAAGTGTACAATAAGCTAAAGCACCTACATAGTCTACACAACCAAAATACTTCATTCCAACCGTGTAGTTTTTAAAGCATAATATTTCTACTTCGTCTTTTGAACTTCCAAAAGCTGCAATTCTTTTAGGTGGGAATTTTTTAGTGTCCTTCCAATTATCACTATAATAGTAACCTTTGATATTTCCGTATTCATCACACTTTTCAGGTGCAATTAGTTGGATAGGCATATGATATACCTTTGCTATTTTCTTACGGTCTTTAGAATAATGTACCTGGAACGCTGCTTGTCCTAACATTTTAAAGTCAAGAATTACTTTTTTTAGTTCGTCTTTATCTAATAAAGTAATAAGTTGTGCGTATTCATTTGGTTTTTTAGAAGCGTCAGTAGCATTTAAACCTTTACCATATACAAACTTTGATATATTGTTTATAATAGCATTATTTGTAGCACTATTTTTATACCTTTCAATTAGAAAGTCGTAATAGTCGTTATTAGTGCCATACGTCACGTAGTTGTCTTTGTTATTTTCAACTACTTCTGGTGCTTCGTAAGCACTTAAATTTAATACGTGTAGATTGTTATTATTCATACATTATAAAATCGTTAGTTGTACTATGTTGTGTGTACGTGTTGTGGTTTACACTATAAGAACTTACTGTTTGGTCAGTACAGAATATTTTGCCTTTATAAACTACGCTTGAACCATTACGCACTTCAAAAGTGTAAAACCTTCCTTCTTTTAAAGTAAAGCTTGGTGAAGCTACTACAAAGGTTGCAGTAATAGTTTCGTAATAGTCATTAGTTGCGTTTGAACTAATTGTAATTTGTGTAGTTACGTTTGTACTTTCATCTGTTAAATAAAGACCGTCATACGTTTTAGAACGTGGTATAAATATAAAAGATTGTGGACTTGTAGAAGTTGTTAGTATAACCATACTTATATAACTAATTTTCGTGTTTTTGTTTCTAATAAAAAAAGGCGTTACCGAAATAACGCCCTTAACACAAGTATAAAGTAAAGGAAAAGTGTTTCTTATGAAGTTACGATTGTACAAGAACCAGTACCACCAGCACCGTTTTGTAACAATAGTTTTAATTCAGTTTCATTTGTACAGTTAATGAAGTTCGCTGGTAATTCTTCTTGTGCAGTAAATGTTAAAGAATAACCGTTAAAGTCACCTAAAGCACTACCACTTGAAATTGAACCAGCAGTTACATCACAACCTTGGTCAAGACCCATTAAGAAAAATTGGTCACCTCTTGCGTGTACAATTATTCTTGGTCTTCCGTAAGAAATTAGTTTTACGTTCTTTGTAGATTTTACATCTTGTCTTTTAAGTTGAACTGTAAGCGTCTGCTCAAAAAATGTCGTACCATTTTCACGACTACTATTAATAGCTTGTTCAAATGAATTATTTCCTTTTAGTTCAAACTTATAAATACTAAATGTCAAACCGTCTGTTTGTACAGAAACAATTTGGTCTGTGTTGTCACCAGTACCATATTGGTTTAGTGCTTGGAAATCTACGTCACCGTAATTGACCATATAAATAGCGTGTAAGCCACTTACTGCGTCTTTACATTGTTCCGTTCTTCCAGCTATAATATCACACGACATATTTTAAGTTTTAAAAAGTTTATAAATAAGTGGGGTTTTTACACCCCACAATTAATTAGTCTTATGCGTGGTAAAGAACTACGTCTGAACCGATAGCGTATTGAACACCAGCAGACATTCTCATAACAATTCTGCAATTTTGAGAACCGTCAATTTCTGACATATCAATGAATTTAACTTCTTGATTAATGTCTGAAAGTAAACCACAACCAAAGAATAGGTTTGTAGATTCAGCTGCCATTGCAGTATCGTCAGCCATTCCGTTAGCTACTACTACTGGAATACCGTCAAATGATAAAGCACCATTTGAGAACCATTGAGTTCCTTTGTTGTCTGTACCGTTTGCACCAACTCCAGCAGCGATAAAACCACCTAAAGCACGTACATACGCTTTTGCAATATTTCTTGATACATAGATTTTCAAGCTTTCAGAACCGTAAACGGTGTTAGGAATAGCATCTACAATAGAACCTAATTTATCGATTACGTTTGAAGCTGTTACAGCAGCGTGTGAAGCAACATCAACAACAGTTGCGTCAGCAAGTGCTAAAGTTACTAAACCGTCAAACTGACCACTTGAACCTACTGCACCCTCCCAAATGTTAGTTTCGATTTTTGCAGCCGTCATTCCAGCTACGTGTGCTATCATAAAATCTTTAAAGTTTCCAGGTAAAGATTCGTAAGCAGAATAACCAGCTTGGGTTGCAATGAAGTCTTGGTGGTAGTCCTTCTTACACAATTGTACGTTAGATTGTAGTTCCTTCAAAGTTAAAACACGTTCAGCAACATCAACGTCCATATTGTGGTCAAAGTCACAAGTTGCGTTTACAAGAACGCTACCAGTTGTACTGATTTTTTTCATCACTCTCTTGTAGTGTATGTTAGGTAAAACAGTAATTAAACCTTTTTCAAGTGTTGGAGCAGAAAGTAAGGCAGCTGCGACATAGTCACCAGCAAATTCACCAGCATAAGTGCTTCCAGTTAGGGTATTAGCCATTTGTTTAAATTTTAATTATTAATTATTTTTATTTGCAATTCTTTCGTACACACTATCCATAATAGTACGTTGTCTGTTAGGTGCTATTTTTCTACCTAAGTTTACACGTTCTTTGTTTTCAGGGTTGTGTACTATTGGTTTTGGTTCTTCTTCAGTAGATAGTTCTACTTCAGTAGTTTCTTTTTCAGTTTCTTTTACTTCCGTGTTTTCAACTGAAGTTTCTTCAGAACTTAATTTTAAACCTTCAAGTTCTTTCTTTAAAGATTCGTTTTCTTCTTTAAGCTTTTCGATTTCAGAAAAGAAAGATTCTTTTGTAATTGATTCAATTACTTTTTTAGGTGCTTTAGTTTCTTCTGCGTATTCTTCTTTTTCTTCAGACTTCGCTTCTTCTTCAGTAACTTCTTCAGTAGTTTCTTCTTCTTCTTCTTTAGCTTCTTTAATTTCAGCTATAAGACCTTCTTCTTTAACTACTACCATTCTTCCGTCTTCAAGTGTGTAATCGCCAATAGGCATACTTACTTTTCCGTCTTCAGTTACTATTTCAATTGAAGCACCTTCTTCAAAATCACTTTCAACGATTGTTAAACCGTCTTCAAGTTTCATTTGTGCTAATCTTACTTCTTCGCTTTCAACACCTAAAAGTGTTTTTATCTTGGTTAAAATTTCAGTTGTATTCATTTTTCTTATTTATATTATAAATTTTCTAATTTCTTTTTATAATCTTTATATTCTTTAGATTCTTTAACTGCAGTTTTCATAGATTCAAGTTCTTCTATTTTTACTTTAATACCTAAATCTTTTGCCATTGTTTCAAGTTTTGATATTAAACTTGGCATTTTGTCTGCTGCTTTTAGTGCGTCATCTATTATAGAAATAATTGAACGTGATTCTGAAGCTAAAGCTTTTAATTTACCATTAGCACTATCTGTTTTACCATAATAAACAGAAGTTAGTTTTTTTGCGTCATCTATTAAACTTAATTCTACTTTATGCGTTTCAAGTTCAGTTTTTTCTACTTTAGAAAATAAACGATTGTAAACGGATTTTTGTGTATTCATAACTTATTAACTATTTAATTTATTTTTGTTGCGTTTAAGATTAAATTTTACCTATTCCTTGTGCGTGTATTGTGCCGTCACAACAGTCTACGTGGTAAGTATTATCTTCACATAAACAACCACGTCTACCACCTTTTGGTGAAGTCTTACTTGGTGTTGCGTTTTTCCTGGTTCGTCTTTTTTTTGGTTTGTGCATTTATTTTGCTGGATATTTAAACTTGTTTATTTTTTGAAATTCTTTTTCTATATT